CCCATACTCCATGCCGAGAAACTGCATCGGAAGGTTTGCCACCTGCCCATAAGCGCCCGCTTGCCCCAAAATCCCGCCCGCCTGCGCCGCGCCCGCCGCGCCTTGCAGATTGGCAATGCCTTGCCCGGTTTGCAGCCCTGCCGCGACACCACTCACGCCAGAAGCCTGCCCAAGCTGCGCTAGATTTTGCGACACGCCTTGCCCGAAAGCCGTCAAGCCGCCCATGCGCGCATATTCGCGTTCAATCTCATTTGCCAGCAAATCGGATCGGAACCGCGCCAGCGCGTTTTGCGTATTACCGCCGCGCAAGCCGCCCGTCGCGGATGCGTTGGCGAGAATAGCCTCCTCGCCAGTCCGCATAAGGGCGCCAAAGCGCGGTTGCGCTTGCACTTGTCCGATGGCCGCTTGCTGCGCTTGCGGGCCGCGCAGACCAGCCAAAGCAAGCTGTTGTTCAAACGCTTGCGGGCCGGCCTGAGCGTATCCGCCAAGCGTGGGAAGCTGCGCTTGCCCGGCTTCCACATAGGGGCGCAAGATTTCTTGCGTCTGCTCAAACATCTGGCGTTGCGTTTCTTGGCCAGCTTCTGCCGCGCGCGCCTGTGTTGAAGCGGCTCTTCTGGACGCATTGGCGCCAAGAATGCTGCCAAAAATTTGCGTTCCGCCCGCAATTGCAGCAACCGCCGGCGTCATTGCGGAAACTCCTTCCGATAATCGGCAAATTTCTCGCCGTATAGCTTCATGACGGAAGGCGCCAAGCGCATTGCCTCGGCTGCGCCAAGCGCAAGCTGCGTCACCAGCATAACCAAGTCATAGAACCCCGCCCGCCACACGAAAGACACCTCATCAGCAACACCAGCGCGTTCCGCCGTATCCGCTGCCATCCATTTCAGAATGCCCGTGCCAAGCGCCGGGATCAGCGCCGGCATGTGCGCTTGATAGAACGGGTTTGAAGGCAATCCCACAAACACGTTCCAAAGCGTGGCGTTCAAATCCTCGCGCTTTACCGCGTCACCATCCGCGAAATCATCAAACACTTGCCAAGCCTCATAGACCACCAACAGGAAGCGTTGCGCGTCCTGTGGCAGTCCCATCGCCTGAAAATGCGTTTGAAGGTGCAACCCGTCCAAGGCTTATCTCCTTGCGTGACGGCTGCCGGCGGCCATACTCAGCGCCCCAGCTTTACCGTATCACGCGGCTGTTAATCAAGTGATTTCCCGCCCGCTTGCCCGAATAGTCAGGCTGGTAGCCGCCCCGGCCAATGTGCTGATAAACCCGCCCGGCTCCAGCACTTGCCCCACCAATTCCGGGCAAAGGTAGGTCTCGCCTGGCACAATGTTCTTTTCATCCAGCACCAGATTGGCAACCCCAGCCGAACCGCCTGACGCCACCAGATTGACCGAAAAGGCCACATTGGACGCGCTGGTATTGGTGACGGTGAACTTGTCAATAATTGTGCGGCACCCGGTCGCGGTGTATTGCGTGGTTTGCGTGTTTTCGGCCTGCTTTGCCGGGATGATATTCTTAACGGTTACGGCCATGGGTCAGGCTCCGATATTGTTTGAAACGGTCAGGATAACCGATGGAATGCCGGGGTGCGGAGCGGCGGCAGGGAATGCGGGAATCTGGCAACTGATGTCATCCACCGCCCACATCAGCTCAAAATAGTCACCCGCCTTCATGCGGGTCAGGAAATTCCAAGCCGTCACCAATTCGGCATTGTTGCCCTGTATCCGCACGCGCCCGGCAGAATTGGCAATGTCAGCACCGTTCACCCTAATCCAGAAATCGAAAATCCCGACACCGCCGGATGTCTTGTCAAGCTGCGCCGAAAACTGGAAATTATACACGCCCGGCTCGTCCACATAGATGCGCGATGTCGGGCTGCCACGATAGACGCCCTCGCTTAGATCGGTTGTGTTAAACGTGACCGCATAGGCGGTATTGATCGCCGCCGCCGTTTGGGTTGTGGTGTCATAGAAGGAACCAAACCGAGACCGCTTGGGCGGCGCAATCGGAGGCGCAACGTCATCAGGAAGCACCACCGGCAAGCGCGGCGGCGCATAGGCCAGAAGCTCCAGGCTATCGGCAATGCGGTCCAGCGCGCCATTTGCCGCCGCCGCCTGCGCGCCCGCGCTGTCGGCTTGCAGAGCCGCCTCTTGGATCAGCACCCCAAGCCGCTCAATCTCGGCAGGCGTCAATTCGCCAGCAACCTTAAACAACTGCTCGAAGGCCCGGATTGACGCATGGTCAGGCAGGAATTGCGCCAATTCCGCACGGGTAGGGGGAAGCGGATTGACCATCAGACTGCCAACGGTTCCAGCGTGGCTTCAAGCCGCGCGATGCTCACATGGGCGTCACTGTCACTCTGGAAGCGTTGCGCCCGCCAAGCCTGCATAAAGCCCATCTGGCGCCATTGGACGCGCTTTGTGGTGTTACCTACTTTGCCCACGCTCGCCCGCCTGGGGACGGACCAGGACCGGCCATCGAAGCTATGCGACGTGGTAACGTAAGGATCAGCGCCCAAGGCTACATTGCCCGTCAGGCATGTAAGCTCCATTGCATGGAACACTGCGCCGCGCGCCGCGTTATAGACAATGGGCGTCGAAAACTCCCACCGCACCTTCTGCCCAAAATGGTGCGAAACCTCATCCGAAAGCCGGCCATACCGCGCGGCAGTCGGATCGCCAAACAACCATTGCCCATAGCACCAGACAAGGCCCTGCGCTTGATACCGTGCGAAACCGTCAACCGTAGAGGTTAGCGTAAACCAAACTTGGCTTTGCAGCGCGCCCGTAGCCGCTGCATCATAGACAAGCGTCCTATCCGGCAAATGAACGTAAAGGTATTGATGCGAGCGGTCCAAGCGCGTTTCAAGCATAACCTCCGAAAGCTGTTCTTCCGTATAACCTTGCAAAATCGTGTCAATCTCGCGCGTGCTGATTTTCTGCGCTTGTCCAGATACGCCAAGGAACACGCCCGGCGCTTCGTTCCGCGCCCCGCCAAGGAAGGCAATCGCATCGCCCATAATGCAGCAAGCTTGCGTCCCGACAACGCCCTTCTGGATCACCGCGCGCTCATTGCGCTGGAACGGGAACCCCGCTGATCCCACATTGTCAAACACTTCGATGCTATGCCGGTTGAGCGCGTAAACCTCGTTCCGAAACTTGATCAGCGCCTTGATTGGGTCAGGGTCAATTTCCGATGATCCGTATTTGAGCGGGTCAACCGCGAAGGGATTATTCAATTCAGTGACCACCAAAAACTCGCCATCAGTAGTCATGAAATAGCCGTCAATCCAAATCACATCCAGCACGGTGCCCAAGTCTGGATCAGTCACCTGTTGCAGCGTGGAACCATTGTAAAGATACAAGCGCCCAGCGGATGCGATGGCCAGATAGTCGAAGCTGTAATCAAAGGATGCAAGACCGCCCGCGCCAACATCGCCAATATCGGTCAGGGCTCCGCTTGCATCTATCCGAACCAGGCGCGAACCCATGACGCGATAGCATTGGCCGCGCCATTCAATCCCGCCTCTATCAGCACCTGGGCCTGTCCCAAGTTGAACCAAGCCATCGCCAGGCCGAAGATAGCTGCCCGAAATACCAGCGCCAGTCGGGATAGGAACAAGGTTGACCGGTAGCGCCACGCGGAAATCCGCCGCGCTATCCGCATAGATGCCATTCAAGATCGGCACCTCCGGCATTTATTCGCCGCCAGTCTCGGGCAATTCGTGCCAAGCTTCAGCATATTCCGCCGCGTATTTTTCAATCGCGGCAGTCAACTTATCGCCCGTTTCGGTGCAAATAATTGTCTGCTCGAAATCGCAGCCGTTGAACTTGACGCTCACCGTGTAATAAGGCGCGTTTTCCGAAATGATTGTCCAAACAGGGGGAATTGTCATCACACCGTCCTCGACAGTTTGACTTTGACCTGCCCGGCGGCAACCGCCGTGGTATCGCTATCAGCAGCCGCTCCGGTAATGGCGATGCCAAGCCCAAGCGGGAAACGATAGGCGTTAAAGCCGGGCGAGATTTCCGCAACACCGGGAACGCCAGCAACGGCGGCGCGTACGGGGATAATCATTTCCGGCACGTCTGTTCCAGGCACAGGCGCCGTTGCTTTATTGAACAGTTTTACAAAAGCGTCAGTGGCGCCAATGTTGGAAGCCCACAACGCACAAAGCCCAGACGTGCCAGTCAGCACTAAGGCCGCATTTGTGGATGCCAACGAATTGACGAAATACGGCGTTGCAGGGACCGCCGGGGTACCAGCGTTAGTTACGGAAGAAACCGAAGACAATGCACCGCCTTGGATCGAAACAGGCACAGCCGCTGCTAAATCCCCGGCAGGGCGCGCAAGCATCTCAACCCGCTCACGCTTATAGTCGAAAATCCGCACAAAGCTAAGGCGGAAGCAAGTGCGCCGGATCAAACCGCCGCCGCAGTTTGTCGTGCCAAAATCAACCGGCAAAGTGCGCTGGCCAGAATACGGAAGAACCAAAGTCAAGTTTGTTGTGGCAACATTGGCAATTTGCCAAGGACCATCAAGGCCAAGGGTAGCGCCAGTCGCAATATCACGGCACCCAACCAATTCCAGCATATCACCAATGGTCGTCGCAGGCGCTGCCCAGTTGGCAGAACCAACAAGCACGAGCTGCCGAGTGCCATCCGCCAAGGTGGAAAGCGTCGCGCTCTGCGCCACCTGGGCAACCGCACCAAGGGAAGACATGAGGTTGCCGCCGTTTACCTTAGCGACGTACCCGCCGTAGCTTGTGGCAGTGACCGCGCCACCAATAACAATCGTAAAGCTGGTCTCATCAATAACGGACGCGACAACCGTAGCTGTGGCTAAGTTAGGGAAATTGGTCGCATCACGAATACCATAGATCACCACAGGATCATTCGCCACCAACCCATGCGAGCGGTCAGTAGTAATCGTGGCGGTTGTGGTGCCTGTTTTGACCGCGCTCACAATTTGCGCGTTAGGCACCGTCAGGGATGCGTTGTTTGTGCCGCGAATACGGAACTTGTAGTTATGGGCTGGATCAGGGCATACTTGCGTGCGGAGCAAGCGCGATGTGGTTTGCGCTACAGCCTCAACCGCGCCATCCGCCCATTGCACCCGGTCAACTTGTGCAAAAAACCGAAACTCAGTCGTTGGCCTGAAAGCGTATTGATACGGCGATGTCACAAGCGCAACGCTTGCCGTGGTTCCGACAGTGACCGAATGATTGTCCGCGATAATACCGGAAGGAAGCGCATCGCCAGCCTCAGCCCGGATATACAAGCTGGCATTGGTAACGGTAGAATTTTCAAAAATTTGCGAAACGCCATTTTGAGAACGGCCAAACCTTTCGCGGGAAAAGACAAAGCCCTTGGCGCCCGCTGGATTGGTAATGGTCTGCGATGCAATCGTGCCGCCAGGGCCGGCTGTGACCGTGAATTGCGTAGGGCTCGGAACAGATGCCACCACCAAAGCCGGGTAATTGGCTACCGCATTAGAACATCCGGTAATGCCGATACTTTTACCGACGCTCAAACCATGCGGCAGAACAGTGTCAACCGTAAGCACTGACAAAGCTTGCGTGATTGACGCAATTTCCAGCAATGGAACATCAGGCAAGACAGGCAGCGTATCCACAACCTCAACAGCAAATTCTTGCCCCAGTGTGCGCTGCGACATATGCGCGCCAAAAGAAATCTCTACAGGAAGGCCAAAATTCAAGCGGCTTTCAATTGATGTTTCAGTCCCGGCAGTCAACGGGTCAAGCGAAATCACAAGATAACTGGCAGCGGCGGCATTTCCATTCACCCAAATCAAATCGCCAACGGCCTTGCTTTGCTCCCACTTTCCGCCCGAGATCGGATCGTAGCTTTCAAAAGCATCACGAAATTTTGTCGTGATGTTTTGCGAAATCGCTGCAATCACCTCGGCATGGGTGCCGTCCAGCATATCCACATTGCGGCGCACAACGTCATTGTAGCTTTTCTTAATGTCAGCCATTGCCTTAGCTCCCGGCCATGATTACCCAATTGGAACCGTCGCTCACAAGCTCGGCCCAATTCCCGGCGGTGCCGGATACGATTGCCGTGCCAGCGGCGCCACCAGCGCGCGGCACCACATTGGAAGATGCGCTATTGATGGCGAACGCCTGCACCGTCTTGAACGTCACCACGCGCCCGCTATAGGAAGCCGCCGCCGGCAATGTCACCACACAAGCCGCCGCCGGCTTATTATTGATGATGAAATCCTCAGCATCGGCAAGCGTGAAATCCGCCACCTTGGTCACAGGCGCCGCGCGCCGCAAGCCGGTAATGGTGGGCTGCTGACTGAACACATTAACGCCAGTGCCCGTTTCATCAGTCAGCATGGCCGCAAAATTGGCGCTGGAAGGCGCGGCCAAGAAAGCTGCCACAAGCGCAGCAAGGCCACTCACGCCCGTTGCGATCGGCAGGCCCGTGCAATTGGTCAGGGTTCCGCTTACGGGCGTGCCCAGGACAGCCCCGGAAAACGTCTTATTGGTCAGGGTGTCAGTCGTGGCGCGCCCGACAAGCGTATCTGTTGCGGCAGGAATAGTTACGGTCTGTCCGCCGACAAGCATTGTCGCCATCACCGGCGTCGTGAGCGTCTTATTGGTCAGGGTTTGCGCGCCTGTGGTCGTTGCCACAGGGACGCCGCCAGCCTGCACCGCACCCGTTCCCTTGGCCACAAGGTTCAGGCTGATATTCGTATCGCCGCCGGTCGCGCTCAGGCTCGGCGCACCACCCGCCGCCGCATTGGTAAGCGTGACCTCATTCACCGCCGCCGCCGTGGCAGCCACGCGCAAAAGCTCATTGCCATTCACGTCATTGATCGCGGTGGAAAG